ATTTTTAGCCATTGGCTGATTGATGGCTGAGCTAATAGCTGAGCCATTGGCTGAGCTATGCCCATTTACAGCACCTGTATTCTCTCTCATTCCGCTTTCCCATCGCAGTTTAGCTCCACGCTTTCCGCTCACCGACCTCTCTTCGCGGTATTGATCCTGCTTCAATTTTTCCTCCACCAAGCGTTGATGAATAAGTTTCGAGGAATCGCTTGGGTGCGGTTGGAATAGCTGAAGGCATGGCTCAACGATGGCTAAGTCATGGCAACCGCATAGCTGAGCTATGGCTGAGCTATCAGCGGGAATCCACTCCTCTCGCCAGCAGTAGCAGAGAAGTTCCATGTAAAGCCCCCGCGATGCCCAAGGCAGCATGCGGATTCGCATATCAGCCAGCCAGTCTCCGGGGTAGAATTGAAATGCTGGGCGCTTAGTCATAATGAATACTCCGCGACCCGCTTGCCCGTGGTTGTCTTAATCTTGCGCTCAGTGATCGGCCAACCCGCCTTGCGAAGCTCGCAGACGCGAGCCGCCAGCCGGAAGCAACCGAATAGGTTCAGCGCATCAATCGGCGTCACCCGGTTGCCATCGCGCAGGTATCCCAGTATCTGGTTCGCCTGCGTAGGGCGGGAGTGACCGAATTCTAGTTCTGGCTGGGTCATATTACGCCTCCCACTCTTTTAAGCGCCCGATCTTTCGAGTAGCCTACCGCCACCAGAGCATCCACGATTTCCTCGTTCGTCGGGGTGCTGCCGCCGTAATCGCGGACATCGCGATTGAAGACCCCGAACCCCCGCTTGATCGCATCAGCCATGGTATGGAGCGAGACGAAGTCCCACCACACGATCCGCCTAGCAGCAGACTGAACGTGATCTGGGACGACTGCAAAGGCCTCCACCCACGCCTGCCCATCGCGCCCCCGCAACTCCTTCTCTTCTGGCCAGAGCGATCTCATTTGAGCGCCCTCGCTTTCTTATCCTCGACGAGCTTTACGATGTCGGCCTTGCGTTGGGCATGCTGCTCCTTCACCGGCAGTCTCATCTTCTCATTCCATTCGCGGAATGCCTTGCCACCCATGTCGCCGCCCATCGCGGTCACAAGGTCATCGAGTCCGCTCTTGCCTGCCACCGCTGCCGACACGATTGCGATCCTGTCGAAAAACTCGCTACCACTCTGGTGCTGTAGCTTCCATCCGGGTAGCGCCCCGCCATCGAGCAGCAGTTGCTTTGCCGCATCGCGCAGAGGCTTGAGAAACTCCTTCTCAAAGATCGATGCCGCCTTCAGTACCTTCGCCAAGCGAGTTGGATCGGCGAGGACGTTCTGCCGCACCTCGGCCAATGAGACCTCCGACTCCACCACCGCCAGCGTCTGCACGACCGGCTCGACGACCTGTTGGCAGCGGTCCTTCTTCACGCACCATGAGCAGTACTCATTCGCGCAAGGCAGTCGGTTTGGATCGTTCGCTGAATCCACGATCCCCTTCACCCATTGCTCGGCCTCCTCGTAGGTGTAGGTGTAGTGGACAACCTCTTGCTGGTCGCAAAACAAAAGCACACACTCCCATTTGTCGGTGAACGTGCGAGCCATGTTGCCAAGGGCATAGGCATTCTGCTGCTTATGATACGAACGTAATTGGCCCGACTTTAAATCCATGCTCAAGCAAAGCGCCTCCACCCGCGCATCCTCCGTGCCGACATGGGAGAGGTGCGGGGTCACAACCTTGAGTTGCGACTCATCGCTGATGATCGGATGACCCTGCGCCAAATCCTTGGCAGTCGTGACCGCCCACATGACCGAGTCCTGCTCCAAGTCAGAGAGCGCCAAAAATGGCTGGCGCTCGCCCATGAGAAGACCCCGGAAGGCCAAATCCATCCTCGTCCCGCGCTCTGCCGCAGGACCGGATATAGGGTTGGATTCAAAGCACGGACACAAGTCCAGCTTGTCGAGAGCGGAGTGTCGGATCGTCGCGCTCATTATGCGACCTCCTTGAGAACGGCTGCGAGGAAGCGTGGCGTGTTAGACAGCACCCTGTTGCGGTAGCCCTCGTCCGTCATGTCGCGGAATGTCTGCCCCTCGGCGATCTGCCCCTTGGCCAGCAGGAACGCATTCACCTTCGCCTCATGCTCGAAAATGCCCTTCTCCAAGTCGTCTGCCCATGAGGTATCAATTGATACCACCTCAGCCTCGATGACAGGTGTCGCAGGAACGGCAACAGGCTCGACTACCACCACTGGCGCTTCGATGACCTGCTCGATCACCACCGGCTCGACCTTCACCGAGCGTGGCGCTGTTCTAGGCGCATCAAACTCACCAACCTCCTCCGGCGTATACATCCCGTTGAGTACCGCAGGGAAAGTCGCACGGACCCCCTCCGAGATCACCCGCGCCCGCAGCATCTGCCGTGGGTAGGAGCGCCAGTTGTCTTTGCCGCCCAGCCCCGCCGCCTTGGCCCGCGCCATGTCCCAGTCGATGCGGAGCGATCCGCCCGCAGGGTGGGAGAATGTCGCCGCCACCTTCTCGTTGGTATGGTCGTGCCACTCCACCCGCCCGCCGCTCTGCTGGAATCTCGCCAGCATCGAATCGCTCTTGAGCGAGGCGCGGCCTTGGATGATATGGTAGTCGCTCGCCACCGATCCCGGATGACGCCCTTCGGCAGTCGCCACGATCATCAAGGCGAGTGCTTGATCCGCTGTCTTCATTCCGAAGAGACCGCTTTTCACGATGGCGTTGGCCATCACCTGCATGTCGCCCAAGGCGACTTGTGTGTTGACTTGTTGTGTCAGTTGTGTATTACTCATTTTGTTATTACTGCTTTCTTGTGGTTGTGACTTGACCCCGTTGGCTTGCCCGCCTTCGGGGTCGTTTTCTTGTGGTGAGGACGATCAGTCCTCGAAATCTTCAAATTCACGCCAGCGGCGCTTGCGCTCGGCGTGGCGGCGATACCTCGCGAGAATGTCTGCCTGTCCCAAGCGGTAGCTGGCGTAGCAGGAACCGAGGGTGAGGACTGCGAGAGCGAGGCCAAACGTGGCGCTCATTTCGAGACCCTCCACGCGACCGCGACCAATGCGAGTGCCGGTCCCACGGAGACAAGGAAATCAAGGAAATAGCCGATGGATCGGCAGACGTAGGCGGGGTCGCTCACTTCGACCTCCTGTTCGTGGTCGAGATTTTGCGGCGGCGATACCAGTTCTCCAGCACGGCCCTCGAAATGCGGTGACCGACTCGGTTGCCGAATGGTTTCGATGCCTCGATGTCGCCAGATTCTAGCAGGCGGTAGATCGTCTTCTTCGATACCCCCATGAGGATCGCCGCCTCCGTTGTCGTTATCTCGTCATTTGTTGTCATATTTATATGGGTTACTAAAACCTTTGGAGAAAAAAATTAAAGACACGGACATGTAAGTGCCACATTGGCAGAGGTTACTAAAACCGCTTCCAAAAAAAACTCAACTTGGCGACTAACTGGTCTTTTGCTTTTTGACGCTGCCACCCTTACTCGCTCGACTAACTCCCTTGGTAGTCTGACGCTGAACTGCATCTTTTGTTGCTTGCGCGATTGCGATGTAGTCGTCTGGGGTGAGTTCTGTGTTGCGTGTGGCATGAGTAAGAATTTCTTCAATGAAAGCGGTTATCGTCAACCCACGCGATTTCGCAGCTTTGCGAACCCTACGAGCAAGCGTTCTCGGAATATAGAATCCGATCACTTCTTTATCAGCGGCGTGTTGGTTTGGCATGACGAGAAAATTTCTACTCTAGGTTACTATAACCTCACAACAATTATTTTTAATGGGGTGATCACCTACCCCTCACTTTTCTATTGACACACGCATAGATACTATCTCTGCGGGCGAAATTATTTTTTTTGGTTTGCTCTATTTTCAAGGACTTTTGCAATGAGACGCTCCCGATTTTTTTGATACCAATCTGACTTCCGTTTCGCCTCGGCGTTTTTGAATGCAATGTCCGTGGCGTACTTCGACCTGTACTGCCGAGCCATGAATTTCCTCTGCGTTTTCTTGTCTTGGTATGGCATAATTTAAATCTTCCACCACGCCTTCTCATCCGCTCTGGCAGCGGGAACAGCGTAGACTCGTTGCACCATCGCAGAGTTGGAATGCCCCATCTGGAATGCAGTCAGATTTGGACTCTTGCACTTCGCCAAGTGATAAGTCGCGAACGAATGCCGCAACGAATTCTCTGGGAACCCATCCCAGCCTAGTTGCGCGGCCAACCGTCTGCGCTCCTCGTAGAATGCACGCGCACTCCCCGGAACAATGCGTCCCTTCTTTCCAATGAAAAACTTCTTCCGCTTCGTCATCGGTTCCGTGAAATCCACGATCCGGTCCATCATCCCGTCATGTTGCTTTGAGACCTCCGGGCGAACATAAACCTGCCCCGCCTTCACATCGATGTCCTCCCAGTTCATCCGCTGAACCTCAATCGAGCGCAGTCCCGCGAACCCGCCCAGCAAGATCGAGGCCCGCATCAAGTCGCTCATCTCCGCATCAAGGAGCGCCTTCATTTCACAGGCATCGAGAATATCCTTCCGCGACCTCGGCTTTGGGCAGTCCACCGCACGAAACGGAGACTTATCGAGCATGTCCATCTTCACGGTCCAGTTGAAGAAGAGACGAGCATAGCGATAAACCGTGGCCCTCTGAGTCTCCGATCCGGTAATCTTCGCGAACCACGCCACCATCATCAGCGGAGTCACCGACTTCAGCGGACACCGCAAATCTCGCGACAACCATCCGCACACTTTCTCCACCTTCTCGCGATGAGACTTCGATTTGTTGAGGAAAAGTGGCATGAAGATTTTGGCAGCACCGGCCAGCGATGGCCCGTCCTTTTCTTCCAGCGAATCGAGACCTCCCTTTTGTAGTTGTTTTAAAATGCGAGGTGCGTCAGACCATGCCTGCCCTTCGGTCTGATAAAAGTACCGCAGCCGCCGCCCAGCCACCTTTGCCGGGATATCAAGTTTCCACGGTGAGGTGCGGCGAGTCTTATCAAACGTAACTTGATGAGTCATAACTGGACACACCTTGTGCCACTTGTGCCCAATCTTCAACCTTTATTTGTCCAAACAAGTAAAAAAGAGTCTCGCAGAGTCCAGACACAAGAAACCCGCAGAGTCTGTATTAGAGAGCTTCTGCGGGTTCATCTTTAAGAGATTACCGGCGGTCGGGATCGAACCGACACATCGTAAGATACGCGATTTTGAGTCGCGTTGGGTGCGTTGTTTTGCAGTTATTTGGACATGCTTGTGCCAGCTTGTGCCAACGCTTTTGTAACTTTTTGATGCTTTTTTGTAAGTAATTGATCAACGACTTACGGAACGCGATTCTCGCTCTCTGCGGGAACGCGACTATTTAAACAACAGGGCGGATGCGGATGAAATTTCTGGCGAGTGTTTTGTGGCGCACCTTTCGCCAAACCCCGTCTCCCGATTCCGAGTCTCGCTCGCCACGTCCATTCGTGTTTCCTTCCAGAGTCACGATCTGGTAACCGGAATCGCTTTCGACGATGCCGACATGCGAGAAATCAAATGTCACGATGTCGCCGGGCTTGGCCCACTCGCGGTCGTGCAGGATGATTGTCGTCTTCGGGCGGGCTTTGGCCCAGTCGAGCATGCCGTAGGCGAGCGCCGTCTTTGGTCGCCATTCCTCCGGCGTGGATACTTTGAGGTTGAGCCACTCGCGGACGCCGGGCTTGTCGAGCCACTCGGCGATGCACCAGTCCACGAAGGCCGCGCACCATGGCCATGAGGCGGGCTTGAGGTCGGTGGCCTTTTGGTAGTCGCGGATTTTTGTTCCGTTGTTGTTCCCGCCTTCCTCGCGGACTCCGATTTGTGAGGCGGCGATTTCTGCGAGGAGGTGGTTCATTTGTCTTTGAGGGCTTTTGCCTCGCCGAATTTCGACCAGGCGTGATTGAGATTCTGATCTCCGGGGAGATCGGGGTTGGTCAGCGGAATGTATTTCACCGACACGCTGACTTGCAGGTTGCCGAGTTCGCCTCGCCGGTCACCGAATGGAGGGACCGGAACGCTGACGCAGGAGGTCAAGAATGCCAGCGCCACAAAGGCTATGACGATCATCCCTGCGGCGATCCGGCGGGCGCTCATCCCTTGCGGAGGATGTTGATCGCGCCTACGAGGCCGAGGCCCGCTGCGACGATAGCCTCTTGATGCTGTGGATTGAGCGACACGCCCACCGCAGTAAGAACCATCAAAATCCCCCTCCATGTTGACGATTGGCCGAGTTGTGTGAGCAGGTAGTTCATTGGTTTCATGTTGTGGATGGTATCAGTCAAAACAGACAAGCTGTCAATCTTCTGTTGTTGCGTTCTTTGCCACACCGAAGAAGTCGGAGGCAATGTGTGTGAGCGATGCGGCTGCGGCTGCGCTCTGGTTGAACATTCCCATGAGAGAAACCATGCCGTCGATGTCCTTGAGGACACCTTCCATGTCACGTTCGCCATCGAGGATGTCGGGGATGTGCTTGATGGCCCGGACACCACGCTCAAAGTTGATGAGGTCGGAGCTTTGGTGGTATTGGCCGAGTGCGGCGTTGATGCCCTTCTCGATGTAGTCGCCGAGGTATGGTATGCCCTGCAATGGTTCCGTAAGCATTGCCACGCCGATGCGCTTCCAGTTCCATGTTTTGTCGTCGAAGAGTTCATCATCATCGTCGTCCTTCATGTCCTTCCATGCATTGCGGATGAAGGCTCCCATGGCCAAGTTGAATAGAACGAAACCAAGTGCTGCTGTTCTAAACTGACTTTTTGACCGGTTGGCTTTTGTATACGCGAGTAAGGCGATATTCTTGCGGGCTTCGGAAGCGAATGCCCATCCCAATTTTGCACCAGGGTTTGTGGATGTGATCTCGTAGATCGACCTCGTTCCCATGCGCGTGGGTTGTGCTAACCTGTCGGTGACTCGCTCTGCCGTGTTGTGTGCGTATTCCTCTGCGGCCTGCCCTGTATAGCCGAAAGACTTGGCTTGCCCCAAGTGGTAGTCGTACACCATCGCGTAGGTTCCCGCAGTCCAGAGAGCATCGGAACCGGAGATGAGTTGCCCCACCTTTGTGACTTGGTGCTTGAGTTGGTTTGGCTTGCCAGCCTTCAAGCCTTCCATCGCGATCTGCACGGTTGGAGGCATCTGTTTTATCCGGCGCTGAATGTAGGGCGAGTTCAGCGCCTCTGCCCAACTGAGGTTCCCTGTCATCAGTTTTCCGAGGCGTGACACATAAGCCCCCATAGGAAGCTCGGCGCTCGCTGCACCGATCTGGGTGAACTGGATTGCAAGCGTACCCACCCTGCCGACGAGGGCGACTTGCGCGGCTCGACTAGTCATGCGACTGAGCGTCTGCGAGATTTCTAACCCCAGCGAGGCATCGCGGTTGCCGCCTTGAGCAAATGCATCGAGGAACCGGTTCAGAACCTTATTAGCCTCCTCTCCTCCTGCTTCGTGGATCGAGTCCTGCACATCGCGGTTGCGAAGGATGCCATTGGCTTCTTTGGTCCAAGGAGCGAAAGCTTTCCAATGCTCCATCTGCCGAGTGTGAGCGATATAGGTACTGATGACGTTGCGGAAATTTGGTTGCGCGATAGCGGTCCCACGGGTGCGGAGAGCGCCGGGCGATATGCTGCCAGCAGAAACCGCATTGCCGGTCACAGGATCAGAGACCATCCCGGATGGAACATTGATCGGATTGACCGTGACAGGTGAGTATTTGAAAATGCGGGGAAGGCTAATGCCATTCAAGTCACGGTAGACAGAGTTGATTGAGAACCATCCCTTGCCATAGGAATCCCACAGGAAATCACGGACTGCTTTCGCCTCTGGCGAGAGTTGCGATTCGATGTCGTCGATGAATTGCTGGTTGTAGTGCCAACGACTTGTTGGGTTTCCCGTCTCATCGAGTTGCCCGATCATGTGGCGACGACCATCCTCCTGCGCCCAAAGCATGGTTGGGGATAGTGCTTCTAGCTGGGACAAGTTTAAGCCTCCAGCATCGATGGAAGGTTGACTCATTTTCCACATGAGCTTTTCGCCCTCTAGCCTGCTGCCGCCTGCCAACTGCGTGAAGAGGTCATGTATGGCATCTTCCTTAGCCTGCACGGCATCGATCTTGGTGTATTCGGCCTTGCGCTGACCATCGGAGAGTTCGATGGCGATTGGTGATTCGTGACCGAATACTATCCCGGCGACTTGATCCCATGACATAGTGTCCATTAGCCACCCATGGCTTTTTCCCTTCAGCCCATTGTCGGCTTCGGACCTTGCTCTGCGGTCTGGGTAGTCGCCTTTTTTGCCAGTAGCCTTGATAGCCTTGGCGCGGGCGATGTCGCGGGCCTCACGCTCTTGAATTTTCTTTTGCACGAATTCGTACATACCCTTCGCCCATGTCTCCGTGGATGCTTCTAGTGCTGCGGCTCGGCGACTTGAATCAGCATTTTTCCAATCTCCAGCGAGCGAGACTAGGTCTGCCTCGCGGGTCAACCATGCCTCCTCCTCTGGAGTGAGGTTGCCAGCGGCGATCTGCGTCTCAAGATCGGCGATGTGACCATCCACCTTATCGGGATTCCATCCTCTGGCCTCACGCACCGCTGCAAATAGAGATTGGATATCTGCTCCGATACCCTTGGGCTTCTCGCCAGCCTTGGCTTTCTTTGGCTTCGTGCGCTCAAGTAAGGCGTCGAATTGCGTCCCGTACTCTTCCTTGAGTGTGCGCTCAAGCTGGCGGTCGATCATGTCGATGCGCTGCACGAAGAAGTCTGCAAGCGCCTTGTCGCCTGTGCCGATATTGGCAAGTACGGCAAATCCCCCCACCCTGCCGCGAACCTCTGGCGGCAACGCTTTGAGAATCCCATCCAACTCGCCGATAGCATTGACGAGTTTGGTATTCCGTACCTTGTCGCGCATCCTCGCATTGGATGCGGAATCTTTTGCCGCTGCGGCTTGCACGATTTGGTCTCGCTGGGACTTCGCCTCGGCATCCACCGATTTTTTGCGTTCTGCAAATTTGTCGCGGATTCCTTGCTCTAAGATTTTGGCGCGGTCCTTGGCATCACGTTCGACTTTCTTGCGCTCTGCGGGAGTCTGCGCGGCCTCAATGCGCGGAAGGAAGGTGTCGGCATTATCCTGCAATGCCTTTTCCAATTCGGTCTTCTCCTCACTCGATACATCCGCCATCTTTCCTGCGCGATCCATCTCGACCCGCTCAGTCGCAGGCGCGGTATCAGTCGAAACGGATGAGCGTATGGCATCAAGCGCCTCCTTGTTTTCCTGCATCACGCGAGAGAAGCTATTCTTCGCCCGCTGGTAGACTTTGAGCCGCTCGTCCGGGCCTCGGTTCATGCCGCCGAGCGCCTTGTTCACCCGGTCTATCTCGGACTGGCTGGCTATGGAGTAGTTTACTCCTCCGCTTCCATCTCCGCCCTTGCGTCCTTGTCGAACTCCAGATTGAACACTTCCTGCGGAGTTAGCGTTCTGCCCAACATTTTTTCCCACGCCACCTTGGATTCCCGAATTGGCGCTACCCACTCTGGCCCATTCTGGGGGAGTGATTCCCAGCTTGATGATTTGAGTTCTTGCAGAGTTAGCATCTTGAGAAGTTTGCCATATTTTGGCGATATTTGCAACAAAGTTCTTGTCTCGCTTCTTCACATCGGTGAACAACCCACGGATCGCTTCCCATGTGATGGATTGCATCTGCCGAGGCATCACTTTCCGAGCCGCCGCAGCTTCGCGCAGGGCTTCGTGGAAGAGCCAATAGGTTCCAGAGTTGCCTCCACCCGCCACGCCCGCACCGCCAAAGTTAAGATTGACCAAATACCCCTTGTTTCCCATCGGGAAAAGCACAGCGGCATTCACTGCGTGAGTGTCCACGGTGGCGTCTCCGTATGGAGAAGTGGGGGCGACGATGTTGTTGTAGAAGTTCCGAATCTTGTGTTCGGTTCCCAGCACCTTGGAAATGTTCTTGGCGCTTCCGTCCTCGTAAATGGAAATCGCTTTTTCGATGAAAGTATAAGATTGCCAGACCAACTTCTTGTTCGTGCCGTCGAGGTTTTTGCGTATTCCAAGAGACTCCCCTTCTGGAGACAATACATCATGCGTCAGTCCATGGACATGGGTGGACATGAGCCGAACGGCAACTGCGGTGACTTTTCTTCCTTCCTCAGTTTTGTCGGCCAGAAGCTGTGAAATAGAGCGCCCTTTGATCTTTTTAAATGCTTTGCGAAGATCGCTCTCGTTTTCGGCGGCAGTGAGCATTTCACTCATAGCATTGCCCACCGTAGCTTTTGAAATCTGCGTGTCCTTGTGGTTAGCCATCACATCGGCAAACCTCTGACCCATTGCCACATTCTGGAACCAATCCTTCATCGGACTGAATACCGCGATGACGGCTGATGATTGTTCGATAGTTAGCCCATACAAGTCGCGAATCCCTTCAGCGAGTAACCTCGCTCCATCATACCAATGCGTGGAGCGGATCACATAGTCGTGTGATAGCGCATCAAATGCATCATAGAGGGCCAAGAGGTTTTCCTTTTGGAAATCGATGAAGGCCCGCATCCTCTCCTCTGGATTTTGAAACTTGGTAATGAACTCCGGTAATGGAACCCCATCGACGAAATGCGTGAGCATCGCCATTTGCTTCTCAAGTTCTTTTGAATTGACCGTGGCAATGCCGTCATTGGTGTCTTGAGTTGTAGGTCTGACCTTTCCTTGCCATGCTGTTCCTACCCTGCTGCCGTCATGCTTTGGATTTTCCTTCGTAATCTCGTCGAAGCGAATGCCTCCGGCTGATTGCTTTTTCCCAATGCTGTAGTTGATGTTCGGGCTTGTCGGATCGAATGTGCCGCGATTGCCGGTGGCCGATTTGACCTGCGTTTCGTTGAACGGAATCCAGACTTCGTGCCGCACCCCGCCGTGTTTTCCTCCGGTGTCTTTGATGCCATCATAACCAAAGGATGCCAGAGTGTCGGTGACCCAATCGGGGATGCGCGTCCACGCATGGGTCGTTCCTTTCGCCATGTCCTCTTTCAGCGAGGCCATCCACTCGTTTCCGCTGATGGTATTCTTGTCCCATGAATCAGCATTTTTACCCGCTGATTGCTTTGCCCGTTTGCGTTTCCCTGCTTGTTCCAAAGCAGAAATGACATCGTTTGGGATGTCTGCCGTATCGAGCGGGTTTTTGATCGAAAGATAGACCGGGTAGACTGCCGAGCGGGCGGCGTTGGGATCGTCGAGCGTTGCCCCTTTAACGCCTGCCGCTTGCAGGACTTCCAAAAACTTTTCCTCTTGGTTGAAAAGAGAACCGCTGGAAAGCCACATCTCGACCAAGGCCCGGAGACCGTTCCCACGGGCTTGGCGCAATTCGTAGTCGATGCTGTCGCGGGACATGATGCTCTGCGAATCCGCGACAATCGGGCCTTCGCCAGCATCCCAATCGGAATAGCCAATCGTGTAGATGCGTTCGTTTACCGCAGCCCGCTCCTCGGGAGAAAGGTTCCACCATGCGCGGTCGATAGCGACCGGCGAGCGCATCCCCTTGCCCTTCCATTTGAACCACCCAGCATAGTCAGATGGCATTTCGACCGAGGTGTCCATTTTCCCGGTCGCATAGGATGAGCCTACCGCTGGGTCACTTGTGAAGTAGGCCATCGGCCCGGAAGTGGCGCGGGATTTGCGGAAACGGTCTCCTACGCGATCCGGTCTTTGAGTGCCGTGGTAAACCACCATCGGCTTGCCATCGGAATCAACCACCTTGGATGCCGTTGTTGGATCGACATCCCATTCTCCGAACCATCCTTTGAACTGCGGTGTCCCAATGCTATAGTTGGTATCAGTCGAAACAGGTTGAGCGAGAGCTTGCGCTGCGGCGATGCGGTTGCCGTTCTCCTCGGTGATCTTGATGAGGTTCTCGTCGAAGGCGACATAGTTGTAGGTATTGCGCTGCTGCTCTTGCTCAAGGTCGGCAAGTCGTTGCT